AACTGTCCTTTGTTAATCTTACGAAAAGACTTACCATACAAGACAAATGTCAATGCATCAAGAATGGTGGACTTACCAGCACCATTTGAACCAATGATGAGAGTGGTTTTCCCTTCGTTTAGATTAACTTCTGTGGGATGATTACCAGTTGATAGGAAGTTCTGCCACTTAATTTTTTTGAAAACTATCATATTCAGAATCAGGAGGGATCACAATATCGTCAGTGGTTATAATAGTGTACCTGTGATCATGCATCTCACAGGTCTTGATCATTATCTCGTCTTCTACTTCTAACACATTCATTTCAGGGTAGTCAAGTTCTTCCAGTTGTAAGGCATATCTTTCTGCATCGTCTTCGTCACAGAAGATATAAAGGACTTGTTCCCCAGACTCATCAACTACAGAGTATGCACCGTCCTTTTCTTTACCAGCAACTGTAATGATAAACATTATACGACCTCACACGCCTCTTGGTATATTTCTTTAATCAGAGACTGAATTACTGTTTTATTTAACTCGGTTTCAGATTCGTCAATATAACGACTGAGGATAGACATCGTGTCTTCCGACTCATCTGCTTCAAACTCTTCGGACTCATCGAGTTGAAAGTTTTCTACAATCTTCAGATCAGCAACACCAGACGTATAGAGTTTGTCAATGAACTTTTCAAACTTCTTTGTATCTGTCTTCTTTCTTACGATGACCTTGACAATCTTGTTCTCATACTCAGAGGTGTTGAATGTCTGATGGTCAGTGTCTTCGTAGAAGATCTTGTAGAACAACCTGTGAGGATTGTTTATGGGTCGATGTTCCAGGGACTCAGTATCAAAAATAGTGAAACCTCTGGGACTTTCGACATCATTCCAGAACATTTCATAGGGATTACCAAGATAGAACACGGTCCCATTGTCGGATCGAGCGTGATAATGTCCCGAAAAGACTTTCTCGAACTTATTAAAGGCTCTTGCGTCATGACCGTGCTCCATGATGTGACCAGGGGTCGCGACGAATCCGTTGAGTTCAAGGTGTCCCATTGCGACTGGACACTTTGTCTTTTTGATAATACCGTTGGTTTCTTTTTCGTTCTGTTCATTGATCCAAGGAATGAATAGAACGGGGAGATCACCCACAGATACTTCTGTAGGAGAAGAATAAACCTCAACATTATCATATTCTTTCAGGAGAAGATCAACAGCATTGATTTCATTCGTGTTCTTGTAGTATGCATCATGATTACCAACCATCAGGTGCATCTTGATACCACGTTCCTTAAGAGGATTGAACACAACTCTCTTCGACCACTTCAATGACTTGAATTCAATACCCTTTCGACTATCAAAGGCATCACCCATGTGAATGACAGTGGTGATACCTTCTTTGTCTATGGTAGGAAAAAAGACATCGTTGTAGAACTTTTCAAAGTAATCGTGAAAGAGTTTAGAACCTTTCCTTGCTCCGTAGTGGGTGTCACTTATTATCGCTACTTTCATGTGGATGTCTAGGGTTAAACTCTTCCATGGGTTGTGTTTTAGTCAGGTCTCTACGTGACTGGTTTTTGATAATGATAAATGCATCTTTGTTGTATTTACGAGTACCAAGAGGTGACTGCCACTTCTTGTTGTACTCCTCACCGACATCAATACCAGAGACTTGAGTACCACCAATCTCTACATCAACCTCATCACCATACTCCCATCCCAGTTTTTCCAATGCAATGGCAAGCTGTCCAAGCATCTTCCCAGGATACATCGCGGACTCGTCCATAACATGTTCCTCGGGGTCAAGTTTTCCAATCATGAATTTCTCAGTTTTTGATGAACGGTATCCTTAATACTATTATAATCAGAGTAGTTACCCATGTCAAGATCATTAGCATCAAAGACTTCATCGAAGTCAGTCTTCTCAAGGATCTTGTTCTTGATCTCTAACTGTTTCTTCTCTTGAGAGATCCTCCTCAAGAATGCGTAATAGATGATCTGAGTAAAGTATGCGAAGGGGTTCTTCGACTTCTCGGGATTAAAGTTATGAATGTATCTGACACAGTTCTCGATACCATCACAGATCATGTCATCTTTGAACATGTAGTTCACGAAGTTTGGTTTGTATGACAAATGATTTGCGATCTTCAGAAAGCACTCACCAATGTAACGAGGAATTTCTGGCTTCGGTTCATCATTGAGTTTTGCTTTCTCAACTTTGGCAAAATAGTTCTCAAGGGCATTCAGAAACTCTTTGTTATTTACATAGTGTTCTGCATTTCTGGGTTTAGGCATGACAGTTCTTTTTGTTGTTTTAATTATACCAGAAATATCAAGTGTTGACAAGGTGATGAAAGTCGTATAGACTAGGCTTGTCCCCGAAGATAAGAATAGTATAGGTTATATCAAGAGGACTTGTATAACTTCTCCAAGACTTCTTTCGTATCTCTTACATTTCCTAAGTAACCCATTCTTCGATCTAACTTTGCAAAGTTACCTTGGTTACTCTTTCTAATGTAGTCCTGATAGTTCATAATCATTTCAATGTTCTCTGATTCAGACATCGTGAGAACTTCATCCAAGTTGATCAGGAAAAGATCTTCATTAGAAGTCTTCAACCATGGTTCAAACTTGTATCCAGTAACTGATCCTCTTGTCTTAATGGGTTGAACACAGATAGGATAAGATACGAGTAACATTGTTCGATCATCTTCCTCAGATGCTGCCACCTTACAGAATATCTCATCTCCGCATTTGAGTTTGATTGTTGCGTAAAAATCGTCTTCAATCATACGTTCTCCTTATTCTTTTATGTCGATAGTAAAAATGTCATAGTTGAACTGTTCTGAAACATATATCTTCACTCTTTCAATAAAATGATTCAGTGTGTAATTCTTTCTTGATCCAATTGTTAAGTCATCTGCAATGTCATAAAGTTTTGCACTGACTTTATCTTTGCCTTTACGTAGGACTCTACCAATACTTTGTAAATTTCTTACTCTAGATTTGGATGGAGAGGCAAATATTACATTGTGTAGATTTTTAATATTGATACCAGTACTGAACGTTCCGTAAGATGCAACGATGATAGCGTCTTTTTCTTTTTCAGTAATCTCCCTTACTTGTTCTCTATCTTCGGCATCCACACCACCATGAATAAAGAATACTTTTCGGTCTTCACTTACCTTTTTATTTATTAAGTCGAAAAGGATGGCACCATGAGCCTCTACTCTGGAGTACAACACCAGACTATTACCATCCAAATCTCTGACTAAATTTGTGATGAAGTTATTTCTTTTCTCATGACCAATGAGAAACTGTATCTCATCTTCATAAGTATCAAACTTCTTTGGTTTGTACTTCAATACAAGACACTGAATATCAAGTGATGCTAAGTGTCCTTCATCCTGAAGTTTCTTTGTTTGAGTCACTTTATACGATGGACCAAAGAGTCCTTCTAACACCCACTTATGGGTCTGAGAGCCGTCTAGTGTCCCCGTAAACCCGTATCTATACTTGGCATGATGTAATTTATCCATGATACCAATAAGAGACTTACTTTTAAAAAGGTGCGCCTCATCACCGATTACAACATCGTATTCTTCAAAGAACTTACGATCTAACTGATAAACAGACTGCCAAGTGGTGATCGTTACCTCATTAGTATTGACTCTCTCACGTCCAGCATAGATTCTGTGACAATGATTCTCTGCGTCCCATCCATATTGTTGGAAGTCCTTGAACATCTGTTCTACAAGAGATGTGGTCGGAACAACCAACAGAATTTTATTACCACGTGCAACGTGATATCTCACCACAGAGTAAATCATAAATGACTTACCAGAACCTGTGGGAGATATGAGTAGTTTTCTGTTATACCTTAACGCTTCATATACACCATCTATCTGATAGTCACGAGGACTGATACCAGGTGATATACTCTCCATATAATCTTTTGTTCCACCATGACTTACTAAGTCATTCACTTCAAACGGCGGACCGTAGAATTTATTATTTAAAAACTTATAAGTATATCCTGCACTTTCACAGAATGCAATAATCTTATCAAGAAGACCCACATAGATTCTCTTGGTCTTCATGTTGAATAGATGAACAAATCCGTCCCAGTACTTACTACGATACTGAGGCATGAATTTTTTATTTGGAACCTCAAAGGTAAACCTATCTCTCAGTTCATATTCAATATGAGGTTCTGTTGTAATCTTCAGATAAACTTCGTTTACCTTTTCTATAGTCAAATCAGCCATTCATGTAGGTTCTCACCTACAAGTATTTATTACATAGTGTCAAACCTATGTTCTAAAACAATTCTATAAAAATGATCTCTCATTGTCTGAAGATCCTCCTGTTCGATTGGATCTCCACCCGACCATTTTTCACAAGCCTGTGACAGTCCTTTATGGACAATACGAACCGCTTCAATCGGTAACTCTAAATGATAATACTGATCTTCTTGTTCCATTAGCCTAGTCCTGAACTGAAACGCATGAACTCAATACTGTTTTTAATTTGGTAAGTTCGATTCGTAATTTGTTTTAGAATCTCTTCTATGTATCTAAGCATTACATTATAGTATTCAATTTTCATTGAAACATTAGACAGTCTCTCGTCAGCGTCGAGATACTTTGTCATCGTTTCTTTATCTCTAATCTTTTTCGGGAAAGGATTTTGGATATACACATCGGGGTCAGCTTTACCCGAATAGTATTCATACCTCTCGTGTCTTACATTCTTTTTTTGTTGTTCTGCTTTTGTCCTCAACAACATAAGGTTATTATAAATGTCATAATATTTTGAATGCAGAACGGGAATGTTCAACGATTCGGTATGAAGATTGTCAATGTCAATCTTTGAATCCTTTTCCCACATCTGTTGAAGTGTAGGAAGGTCAATCATTAGCAGCAGGTTACATCAGTGATATTATACACAGAATACTTGAATACGACCTCTGCTGTCAAGTATTCAACATCTGTAGCAGTTGCATCAAAAGTGATGTCTGATAAAGTATAGGGAAACATGTCCTTGAACTTCACACTGAACATTGGTCTATTGATACCATTCAGAATTGTCAGTGTACCATCAGAGAAAAGATTTTTAATACCACCATTATCTATGGGTCCGTCTTTTTGGAATTGATAAATTTCATCGAGACTTTCAGGAAACCCCAGACCTCTCATCCAATTTTGGATTTCATTATAATTTTGCAAACCTTGATCGATTAGGAATCGTATCCTCAAGTCATTAAACTCAAGTAATTCACCTGGTCTTGGAATCATTCGAGTATACGAAGGTTGCTCTATTGTACCAAGAACCAGTCCAGGAACATTTATGGAGTTGCCATAAAATCCTAAGTGACGAGCTCTGTTGACAGTAAAACTGAATCCAGTGGCCTGAAGAAAATTCCTATCAGTTATTTGATTTTGAAGTGCTTCAGCCATATTATTCAGTTACTACAACACCAGAGTATTCGTAATGAGCTTCTTTGGCATCTGCTTCAGTGTTGTATTGTTTTCGTTCTGAAAACTTATCAGTCCACTGACCATTTCCTTTGAAATAAACTTCCTTGTTACAGATAACTTTTCTAATATATGATGCCATGACCCTGTGGCGTTTTATGTATTATTTATCAGTTAGCTTCAAGTGCAGCAACTTTGGTTTCAAGAGTTTCGATCTTAGTAATTGCCTCTTTAAGTGCGGCAGTCAGTAATGGTACAAGTTTGGATTGATCGATTTGTTGATAGACGGGATTATTGTCTTCATCAACCGCATCGTACTCTCCAGTAACTGCTTCAGGAACAACAGTCGCTGCCTCGTGAGCAAGGAAACCATCAACAGTTTTATCAGTATCGATGATGAAATTGAATCGTTTTGGTTCAAGTTGTTTTACACGACTAATACCATCAGTAATATTGATAATGTTTTCTTTTAATCTATAGTCAGAAGAAGTATTAAATGTGGTAGACGATCCATCAACCGAAATAGATCCAACAAAATTACTTTCCTTCATAAATGACGCAACACCGCCATTACTACCATTTCTCCTCAAAACCATTGCAGTAAGGCTATCACCTCTTACGGACAAATTATGACCACCTTGTGTACTATCGGTGGCAATCATCACATTGCCCGAGGGGTTGATTCGCATTCGCTCTGCATTACCAACTTCAACACTGAATGCAGTATCACCCGCAACACCATTAGGTTGTGATGAAAGTTTTACTCTAACACCATTACTACTACTTAATGTATCACTAACTCCTGCACCCGCAGAAGCACTCTGGGTTTGAATGTATAATGTCGCCTCGTTATTTGCAGTGATTGATGGCATCCAAATTGAACCACCAGTTACATTTGTTCCTGTGCTTCTTTCCCTTGTAAAGTTAATTCCACTATAATTTCCATTACCAGCATTTCTTAGGGTTAATAATCCATCTCCTGCTGCTGCATCAATTAAAGTTGATACATCAGTGGATCCAAAAACATGAAGATCAGTGCTTGGATCATCGGTTCCGACACCGACACGTATAGTACCACTCCCACTATTGATGAGATTAATATTTCTTTGAGCACCAGATCCCCAGTCAAGATTTAAATTACTATTTGGTCCATCCAATAATATTTGAGCATAATTTCCATTCTCACTATCTTGAATTCTAATTTGTGGATCTGCGCCTAATACGTGGAGAGGAGTACTTGGATTATCAGTTCCGACGCCAACCGACCCACCAGTAACGTGAATACCAGATCTTGCTGTAATGACACCAACAGAATCTACACTACTTACGTCTTCATAACTGATAGTGCCTGCAATGGACACTGTGTCACCTGCCTTACCAATAGTAATCGTATTACCACTTCTGGCGTTAATATTATTAGTGAGGATATTTGACATCGATCAAAGATACTTTTCTTCTATTTATCAA